GGAATAGGTTAAAACCAAGTCCAATCGACAGACGATTGAACTCACCCAGTGGGATTCTACAATTTATTCACTTGAAACAAGTTACTGTCGATTTATATCAGAAGATTTCTGACCCCGACGACCGTGCCGTCGAGTTCTCCAACTTTTGTGGAAGGAGCATTGAAGAAAAACATGCATTGGGTACATAAAATACCCAAAAAAGCAAGAAAAAGAAATTTTTATTTATGGTGCTGTAGGAATAGCAGAATAGTAATCCAAGGTAGGACAACATAGCCACCAAAGGCATGTGAAGTCTGGACCTGTACCAGCATATGTATTGAAAGTTACAGAATCAGTAACGGTGTTAGCCGTAGCCTGTTTCACGTATGCTTCCATCAACACGCATTCACGATCGGTTTGATCGTAAACATTGCCGTTGTTACTATATGTCGCGTCTGCGAAATTCCAATTAACTGAACTCATCATAGGATAATTCCAGTTTAAGCTACCATTTGTTTGTGTGTTTGTGAATGCAGCGCCAGCATCACCATGAGCCGGTACTGAAAAATTCAAAAAACGAAGAAATGCACTCTTTGTGGTGGCAGTGTTAATACCAGCAGTTTGAGTTCCAACTCGATCTCCATTCCGTGTACTATCCGTGATACGTTGCACGCGAATGTCTCCGATATACGGATACAAATCGCATGATGCGTTCGCAATATAGTTCACACTTCCCCTAAAAGAACCATACATCATGGAGACGTAGGTTAAAGGATGGGTAGGAGTAAAGTTGAAATTAGCTGTACCAACAACTAACGCTTTATTGGCAGTCGATTTCCCATTCGGATCAAATCCAAACATAGGAGGTAAACGACTATATGATTTGGCATAAAGACTACACCTTGTGGCACTTTGTCTATCGAGACAAGAAGTGTCATACAGGGAGTATCGATGCAACAAAGCTCGCAGCGAAACTATTCGTTCGCCAAAATTCAAATCATATCTATTGGGGTGAGCACCACCATCATCACCGAATGTGACAACTTGAGCTTCCGTATCCAACTCGTCCTTTGCCTGAACGGCAAAAAACGAAGGAGGTGAACTCGAACTATTTTCTCCCAGACAAGGTCGTGGGTTAGCAAATTCGAAATTCTCCGCTCCACTCACACTGATGAGAACACCAATGTTCTGTGGAGAAACGGGAGACATAAGCGGTGTTAACACAGAAATCAAAAATTGACCATTGTCAAACAAATCATTGATAGTCTGGTTATTACCCGCTTGCCAATTCGTCTGACTAATTCCGCGTGTACGTAAAAATGGATAGGCCGAATGAAAAGGAACCCGGAAGGTAGCCTTATTATTTTCACCAATATCCAAGATTGTAGTAAATACGGTATTTTCAGAAAGAGCTGTACCACCTGTATTACAAAGCGGATCCCACGAGATCTTCAATCGACCTTTGTGGAATTTCGTACAAATGACATTTATTTCAAACACAATGTCTCCCCGCCAATGGGTAAACATCATATTCAAGTATGAGAGAGGAGTGTGGTAGATACGCAAAGCGCGTTCCACAACTCCAGCGTCAACAATTGATACTGAACCAAACAAAGCCGGGGTAACCCGAGCATTGAATAAAACAGTTCCTGCGACATCTGAAGTACTCCAACCGTCCATCACCAAAGCACTTTTCTTAGAAGAAATATATTTGATAGACATCTCATCTTCGTTTCCCAAACCATGCAGTGTGGGATCAATAGAAAGTTCTTGTTTTGGATCTAGCGACAATTTTTGAACTGGAGTAGAAATTTCACTGCTAGCCAGATGTACACCCGGTACGGGTACCATAGAGTGCACATCAGCAATCACAGGAGTATTGGTAAAACCAAACATCCCTGCGATATCTGCAATAGCAGAAGCTCCAATTGTAGTTGCCCTAGCAAACTTTCCAATAACTGGAACACTCTCGACTCTGCGCGTCACACTTGCAACTGCAGTGGCAACGCGAGAAATTGGACCATCGTATTCGTCTTTAGCTTGAAGAGTTAGTTCGGCTGTTGAACCGTTCAATTCTACATCTTCTAACCACGCGAATGTATCGATGGTAATAGCGGTGGATCCGCTGGCGGACGCGACTGAAAGGGGGAAAGCAATATAAAACTGCAACGTTCCCATTGTTTTTGCTGCTGCCGCAGAAGTCAAAGGCAACCAGTTATTATACCGGAAAAAAGGCACATGAATTTCACCCCCTGAATCATCAGCGGGCAATAACCACGTACCTGGCAATTGGCTAAACGGAATGATGTATGGTAAAGTGGAAACAGCGTTCGTTCGAACTTTCGATCCACGATCACCTGTACCAGCAGCATTAACGCTGGGTTCATACACAGCACGCACACAACCATAATGAAATGGTGTTGCGTTAATCACGATTTTAATGCAGAGTTTAGCGCGTAAATACGCGTAATTTTGTAGTTTATTTTTTATAACTGCATTATTGAGAAACAAATACCAAGGTTCGATTGTTGAACCTAGAATACCGTTAACACTTGCTGTAGTCCACGAACGCGTGTCGATCAAAGTAGGCCGACTTAGGAAGTGTTCTAAGCTAGTATTTAAAGTGGCATTTTCGGTTGCAATCGGATTCTTCACATATCCGACGTCGTCAACACCCCCAGACGAATTATCGACAAAAGTTAACACCTCGGAGGTGATACTCTGTCCTTCATTCGTTGGAATGTCGAAAACATCAGATGATTGCAAAATTAGAGACTTAATAGCCTCACTGTACGCGCTCTTAAGCGCACAGCAAGCCGCGGTAGTTCTGGTCACCGCGCCAACAACTTCTTTATTCATATTGTAATTGTTGCAAAACTGTTTTTAAGACGAAAGAGATAGCTCAGTCTCATCCGAATTGTCGCGTATCACTGCGACCGGGCGTAATGACGCCCGATGGAATCGTTCTACCAACTCATCAAAAGTTGGAAACGTCGATTCACGTACGTATAAACTGTAGGGTTCTTCACCCAAGAGTCCCATAAGGAACTCACGTTTCTCCTCAAATTTCTCTCTTCCATAGAAGAAATACTCGTTTACAGCGCTTGTAACAACAGCAGCCGTCTGGGCGAAACAATCAATGGTACCCGAAGGCACCCACACGGTCAAGGACTTGAAAATAGAATCTTCTTCGAGCGGCGCGAGCCAATCTCCGACTTCTTCATTCCAACTCCAAGATCGTTTAAGGAATGAGCATTCCTTAATGTTGATAAAGGGAACAGATTCTGCTTCCTTATCAGCCATAGTATACTCAACTCCAATAGTCAACAATGCCTTCTGAATACCAGTGTGATTGAACCACGGCGCGCTCACGCTAACACCCATGATATTATCATCACCATAAGTCATCAAGCTAACATGTTTCTTGAATGTGTGTACTTCACTTTCCGGGTTCAGTACGCAATAACAATACCGCATGTAGAGAGAATTGACAATGGAATTAATAATGACTGTAAGAACATGACCAGATGGGTTAGTACCAAAAAATTCCACCAGATCTCCATTCACATCTGTGACTGGAAAAGCGATGTCATTTGCGATACACATAATCGTCAATAGTTCTTCTTCGGAGAATCCTGCAAAACAGTGAATCTTCCGGATCACATCAAAAGCTGACAATATAAAATCAGCAACCATACCCTTATCGTACTTGCGATAGTCTCCACCAACCATGCGGTGTTGACCAAACTGAGTCAAATAACGATACAAATCCCCCCATTCAGAGGATTGGGTAACAACACCTGGAGCTGCTTCGAAAACAAACTTGTTCTTCTGTACTAAACGTACAAATGACAATAGTTTCTTGCGCACCACAATGTTAAAATCGACTGGGGACACTGAAAACAATCTAGTCTTCTTGTCCATGCACTTAGCCAACGGTGTAGCTTCATCTTTGAGTTTACCAGTATATATGGCATAACATCTCTTACCTTCCTTGTATAGAGCTTCAATCGCCCTTACACGCTCCCAGATTTCTGGGCCAAAGGTAACACCCTGGGGGTACTTATCGGAAACACAATCTTCAAGAAACTTCTTTTTTGGACAGCCCCAAGGAGCTCCCATAGAAGTAGTTCTAGTGATTCCGTCGATATACATCACTCCCGGCAAACCATTGACAGCGGCCATATCACTAAGTTCTACCAACTCTGACTCCCATCCAGGGGGTAAGCCGCGTAGAACATCAGCAACGTAACCATCGACACACTTCTTCAGTATATCTCTGTCGTAAATGACTTTGGGTTTAACCATATCAATAACATTCTTTCTCCAAGGTTCCCAACCGCTCATGGCTGGTCTACCGTGTCCTATTGGGCGACCAAAATGGGCCACCACTTTCTCGTGGAGAGGCGTCAAACACACTTTACTTTTTTGGCGCGGTCTGTAACCTGAGAATGATCCATAAAGATGTACATTACCCTGCTCAATGTAGCGAAACATACTCTTAAAATGGAGTGGTGTCAAGTGGCGTTGTTTAGACGCACAACTCAACATTGGACTGCCTCCTCCTTGAACCGACGGACGGTCTAAGATAGCTGCATTCTTCAAAAGATCACGAATGTCTCCAAGTTTGAGCTTCAGTATTCCTACCGTATGCTCTTTACCCAAGACATGGATACCTATGATAATGGGACCACGGGGTGTAGTTGCCACGCACAGGGCTCCACACATTCCGACCTCTGTTACTCTGGTACTATGACCATAATAAACATCGAGATCCATTCCCAATTCGGGTACTGGGAGAGCTACAAGAGGCTGTAGGGCGAATAATGGATTGTGTTCGATTTTACCATCTGGATTACGCATCAATTCCACTCCACTTGTGGGTGCAAAGTCCGATGTGTTCCAATACTTGGTAATATCTTTGAAGGGTGGGAGAGAAAACACTTCGAAAATGCAAGCGTCGCTTTCTCCAAACGCAATGTTGCTTCGTTTCAAACGAATCACGATATTACTCGAGATCCCTTCACTCACACCATCACGGATGATTGTGACCGTATAATTACTACCGGTCTTCTTAAAAGCATGCGCATTAGTTAGACATCTTTGTCCACCAATAAATACTCCCCGCATCGAACGCTTGCTCAATTCTCCATCCACGCGGATATCCAATAAAACAAGGTTTTTCGCGAAGAGATCGCGAATGCCTTCCATCGATAACCCTGCTAGACTTGCTGAGGGTACCGGAACTTCAAAAGAGCTCAATTCAATGGTGGGGTTATACCACACATTAGAGCGTTCTTCCTTAAGAAGTTGATCTTCTGTTGTGCCATGGACGTTCCCTTGCACCTCCGTTTCCGAAGGATCACATTCACCGTCCTTGGCAATCTCGCCGACTTTGGTGCGCAAATCTTGTTGGGGCAACCCCGCTGAGATACACACAACATCTTTAGTCGTGGATGAGGAAGAAGTCTCCTCTCGCACTTCACCCTCGGTTCTGTCTTCGACATATTCCGTAGTCGTAGTGGTAGTACGACGATATCGTCCTTTATAAGAAGTGTCTTTCGATTCCTCCTCTTTGGACTTACCTTGTGTCAAGAAGTAATACGTGGAAAAAACTAAGCCTATCACAGAAATGCACATTATAGCTCTCGCCATCTTTTTGGATTGAGTCGCTTCCATGGCGCGAGCGAAAAAACGCATGGCCATATTATCTCCATAAAACCAATTGGCAAAATAGAGAGAAATGGTGCGCAAATAACGATACTGAATGGCCTTATTCATAAGCCACATGTTAAAGCGCATCGTGGCAATGTACTCAATCAACCACCAGGCACACACGCTAAATGGGTTATAGTCCAAAAACTGAACATCCATGCACGTACTATGTGGGAGCGGAGCCAAGCAAGTCTTGCAAACCACTACACTCTTCATATCATCATTCTTAGACATAGCCTTCTTCTGATTCTTGTCGTGCTCCATACAAGCTTTCCCAAAATGTTGGAGAAACTTGTTGATATCCGTAAATACAGCAACCTCTTCTAGTGTGGCATCATCTCTGACACCATCTGAAACAGGTACCAATTTGGACACTGTAATCACCCAAAAATCAGGGAACTTCCCTTCCTCACATTCAAGTTTCGCGGGATCAATAAATTGCCCGTTTGCGTGAAGATATTCATTCTTGGGTGTGACACTCACCACGTATGGTAAACGTCTACGTACTGCCAGGGGGCACCAAAAGTACTCTCTAGCGTTCAAGGTGATACAGTTCGTCGTCGCTATTAAAAGCTTAGAGAGAACAGGAGTCTTACCTTTGTCTTCAAGACCCGCCTGTGGCGGGCTTGTGGGCACATTGTTTCCAATTGTAATAATTTCCTTCGTTGAGGGATCTACCTCATTACATTTAGAAGGATGCATAAAAGCAACATCATCCAACTGGATGCACCACTTACTCGAAGTGAAACCATTCCAATGGACTTCGAGAGGATTGCGGACGTAGCGATATTCATCACCACGTTCAAGCTCAAACAAACCACCAAAATAATTGAAAATAATCTTGGTGAAAGCTGATTTGGCTACACTAGAAGAACCAGCAACCAACACACCCATGGGAGCTGTACGCTCTTGTGAGGCTGATTTGCGAGTAATCTCAGTGTTCTTCAACAATTGTAAAGCGGACAATTTGCTCCGCATAGCTTTGTTGGACACGCCTGCTGTAGCAGACATGTATTTGCAATAAGATTCACCTTTTTCAATCGCACCATCCAAATCCGAAAGGAATGAAAAGTACGATGTTCCGTGTGCTTCTAAATTGCCGGTAAACGGAGCCAGATTAGAAATCCGGTCCGCTTCTTTATACCATTGAAGGTACTTATCTTCAGAGTGGAGTAATCCAGACATATCTCCAGTTCTTCTAAATTCATATAGTCTTTCACTAACGAAAAGAACGGTGTCTAAGACGCACATAAAGAACGCCTTTTTGCTGGAAAATGCTCCCACTAGAGCCCGTTGCTCTAGTTTGGAATACTCTTCATCGGTAATGGAAATGCCAAAGCGCTCCAAAAACCCTTGTGTGAGTAAAAATGAGTACAAACTAGTAAGTTTCTTCACTAGTGGACTCTCTGTCACTGTTGATGTAGCGTCAAAAGCTTGACGCAGAGTTTTTAGTACATCTCCAAAATCAACACTCTGGACTGTACTCAACACCATTGCTTCTACCTTATCTCGGATCCAAATCCCAGAAGGTTTCCCTGTAAAAAGCCGGTAGGCTAATTGGGTGACTGCAATGTAGTCTGTGATGGTCGTACACTTTGCAGACCATGTGCAAATTTGTGAGAAATTCTCAACTTGGGTTAAAAACCAATCTCTATCATATGTAGAGAAAACTTGCGGCGCACGCAAAAGAACTAGTTCTAGCATGCGATGAAGTGGGGATTTTTCTTCCCCATCTGCCGATTGAACGGCTAGGCGGCTAGGAAATGCAATTTCCATCGTTGCCTGTTCCACCAGGGAACTAAATGAAACGCCCGGAAGGGATACAAGATTGTCGATAAACGAACAATCGATACCTTTGTGGTATTTCTTAACGATCAGACTTTCTGAAGTAAATGTAACTTCACTTCCAAAATAGTCTGCACTTCCCACTTGGACTCCTGTGTTGGAGCACAAAGTGTGGATATACTTATTTTCAGACACTACGATCTGAACAATTGGGATGACTTGTGGGCGCAATCGGCGCAAAATTCTCTTGATTGGATTCATGTTTGTCGTATCTGATTCTTTGAGGCCGTATTATTCAGGCGGGCTAGCCTATAGGTTGGTGCTTTAAACCTACTCCATATAGATCAATATTTCAAAGTGATTGAATTGGGGGCGAGCTAGACGCAGCCTTATCCCCTGCCACCAAATGGTAATGAACCCCGAACGTTGTGACGTGAGACAAATCCGTTATGTCTGAGAGGTCTGCAGGAAAAAACCTTACAAAATTGGGGGTGACAGTTTATTCTTTCAAATTTCCATATCAAAATGCTTGCTGAAGTCGGATATTATCCACAATACTTCACAAGACTAAAAAACTCATATTGTTTAAGTTTCTTGAAATTTTATACTTTTTATATTTTTAAACAAATAAAAGAGGGTGAGTATTTCTTTAATGACTATATAAACAAAAGTCGGGGGGCGGACTTGAAAATCTACCGCACCAATATCAGGTATTGCCTTATGCAAAAGCTGGCACGGTTATAACTGGACCCTAACGTCCTTCGCTTGGCCAGGTAAATACATATTCGGTTAGATAAAGGTCGTTAGACACAGACGGTTCGTCCTCGAGCCATCCTAGAACGCAAGCGTTCCTAGACAACAAATAGTGGAGAAAAATTCTCC